AGTTTATTAGTTATGATGATGCTGAAGCGGTTTGGGTCGGATCTTATGACCAAGTTCAACGGCCATTGTATTTCACGTTGTGGCAAGACCAAGTGCATTTGTGGCCCAAACCTGACACAACGTATCCGCTTACTATTCGTGGATATCGTAAGCCTAACGACTGGTCTGCTTCAGATTCCACGGAAGTTGACGCAGACGAACGCTTACATCAGTGTCTTGTGTACTATGGGGTGGCGCAAGTGTACCAGTTGCAAGAGGACATTGAACTCGCCTCCTTCTATCGTAAATCATTTGACGAAGCGGTACGATTAACAGCGCAGGATCTTATGCGTCCTTCGTCGCAACGACCTCTCGCTGTTTCTGATGGTGCTCCTCATAACTCTCGTCGCTGGTGGCTACAATCACTTGGTAGGACTCTTGGTCAATGAGCCGTTTGTCGTTGCTTCGTACAGACGATTTTACTGGTGGGCTTAACCTTCGTGCTGATCCTTTCCAGTTAGGTCGCACTGAGTCACCCGATCTGTTGAACGTGGATATTGATCCACGTGGTGGTTTAACTATGCGTGGTGGTATGACGAAGTTAAATACGTCTGCTATTGGTTCTATCTCGAATGGTTCGTTTACTCCCAAGGCGTTGTACGCTTGGGATCATAGTACTCCACAGGTTTTGTTGTCCGCTAATAGTGCTGTTTATTATGCGACGACAACAGCGTTTACTTCTATGGGTATTTCTACGACTGCACCTTTTGGTGCGTCGTTTACTGCGTGGTCTGCTAGTACTGAAAGTTTTGCTTATGTTGCTACTGGTGGTGTTTCTTACAGGTGGAATGGTTCTACTGCTACTGCGTTAACTGATGCGAGTACGGCGTATACAGATGATTATTCTTCTCCTGTTACTGGACGCGCTCCTAAGTCTCGTTTGATTACTTCGCATGTGGATCGTTTGTGGTGTGCGTACACGACTGAGGGTGGCGTTGACTATCCGAACCGTGTGCGTTTCTCACATCCTATTAATCGTGAGTCGTGGGCGACTAACGATTATATTGACATTGTTGAGGGTGGTTCGGGTATTACTGCGATCATTCCTTTTAATGGCAACCTTCTCGTGTTTAAGAAGCGTGCAATATTTTCTATTTTGGGTTATTCAACTGACACGTTTCAGGTTGTGAACTTGACAAATGAGGTTGGTGCTGTTAATCCTTTGAGTGTTGTGGCTACTGAGGCTGCTGTGTATTTTTTTTCTTGGCCTGATGGATTGTTTAAGTATGATGGTCAGCAGTTTATGGATTTGTTTACTGCTATTCGCCCTTTGGTTCAAACTGGACGGGTTAACGATATCGCTCAAAGCGAAATTCGTGTTGCGAATGTAAATCAAAAGATTTGGGTTTCTCTTGCTTTGGGTACTGATACTAAGGCTTCTGCTTGTTTCATTTATGATCCTTCTTTGAAGCAGAGTGGTGCTTGGAGTAAGTATCAGACTTCTGATGGGAAAGGTTTGGGTAGTGGCTGCAATTTTGTTACGTCTACTGGTACGACTTACAATTTGGTTTGCCATCCTTCTAATGCTTATGTATTGAAGGTTGACCAGTTGAGCGTGTATCAGGACGATGTGGGTACTGGTCCTTCTAATTTTAGTTCGTATTATAAAACTCCTTGGCAGGACGCTAATAATGTTTCTAATCGTAAGATGTGGAGACGACCTGACTTTGTTGTGAAGCAGACGAGTGTTGCTACTAATTTAACTTTGCGTGTTTATCATGATTGGGAAGAGTCTGTCGTTGCTAGAACTTATGTTGTTAGTTTGGATGCTTCGGGTGATTCTCTTATTTGGACTGCTACTGCTGGTAGTGAACCTGATGGTAACGAAGGTTGGAATGAGGCTGATTGGGGCGAAAGTGCTACTGGTTCTGCCCTTGCTGTCGGCAAGTCTTTAGGACTTGCTCGCAGTGTCCAACTTAGTATTCAGGGTGAGGGTGGCAAACCTTGGGGTGTTAACTCTATTACTTATAAATATAATCCACGAAAGGTGCGTGCCTGATGGCTACTGCTGCTGTTACTTATACGTTCGCTAATGGTACTAACGCTGATGGTACTCAAGTTAACTCCAACTTTACAAGTGTCGTTAATTTTTTGAACACTGAAACTATTCAGCGTGACGCAAGTATTGCGTTCACGGCTATCCCTAGTTTGCCTGCGACTGATCCTACGACTGATAATCAGGCTGTGCGTAAAGCGTATGTGGATAACTATACGCCTGCTGGTGTGATCACTCAGTATGGTGGTAGTACTGCGCCGACAGGTTGGTTGTTGTGTCAGGGCCAGGCTATTAGTCGTACTAATCCTTTATACACTCGTTTGTTTACCGCTATTAGTACTAACTATGGTATTGGCGATGGTACGACTACTTTTAATGTGCCTAACTTGCAGGGTCGTATTCCTGTGGGTAAGGATGCTACTGCTGAGTTTGATACGTTGGGTGAGACTGGTGGTTCTAAGACAAGTACGTTGATTACGGCTAACTTGCCTTCTCACCAGCATGGTGTTGGTACTATTTTGCCTAACACTATTGCTAATCACGTTCATGCTCATAGTCTTAGTGTTGCTGCTCACAATGCGAACCACTCTCATACTATGGATCATAGTCATACTGTTAGTTCTACTGGAAGTACTAGCACTACTGGCCCACATGGACATGTTAATGCTGAAGTTCAGTTCCAAGGCCATATATGGAACAGATATGTATATGGTTACGGCAATGACTATGCTATACCATTGAAAGTTAATGCTGGTGCTGACCCAATGGCTGTTGGTTACGGGTCATTTTCTTCGGGTGAACATAACCATAACGTTTCTGTTTCGGGAACAACTGGCAGTCCTTCTAATCCTTCTGTTGCTAATAGTACAACTCTTACTTCTTTGGCCCACACTTTTAGTGGTTCAATTACTGCCGATGGAGGACACACCCATACTATGAGTGGTTCTACTGCCTTTGAAGGTAGCGGAACAGCATTCAATAACCTTCCCCCTTACATTGTGGTGAACTACATCATCAAACTATGACAAAGTGGACAGCACCCGATATTGCATCCATTCGTGGTGACAATAGTAGACCTCTACAAAAGATCTTTGGATCTTTAACAGAGTATCTTAAGGACGCTTCAGGTCAGCATACTGAAGTATCGCAGACGTATGTCCGCAATGGTGAAACAACAACATTGACTATTGGGACTGTTGTCTATTTGGATGCGCAACAGGGCAACAGGGCTACTGTTAAACGTGCGTTTAATACGAGTGATGCTACAAGTGCCAAGACCCTTGGTGTCGTTGCTGAGAATATTGCTCCTAATGCTGATGGTCTTGTGACTACGTTGGGTTATTTGGAGAAAGTTAATACGTCTGCGTTTACTGCTGGACAAACTTTATATTTGGGTGCTACTGCTGGGACGTTTACTGCTACTAAACCTGTCGCTCCTAACCATATGGTTTATGTTGGTGTTGTTGTTCGTGCGAATGCTGGCAACGGCATTATTTATGTCCGTTGTCAGAATGGTTATGAGTTAGATGAGATTCATGATGTTTTGATTACGTCTCCTGCTACGGGTAATATTTTGATGCGTAATAGTTCTAACTTGTGGGTTAATACTCCGCAGACTTCTATTACGAGTGTTGGCACGTTGACTGCTGGAACTGTTCCTGCAACGTTGTTGTCAGGCACAGTTGCTTCTGCAAGGTTAAGCGGTTCGTATACAGGTATTACTGGTTTGGGTACTGTTACTGTTGGTGATATTTCTTCAAGTCTTTTGAGTGGGACTATTGCTTCTGCTCGTCTAAGTGGTGGTTATACGGGCATTACTGCTTTGGGTGCTTTGACTGAACTTTTGGTAGGCAAAAATTGCACTACTGCAACGGTGGCAGCAGCAAATGATACTGGCAGTTTCTCTGTTCGGGGTAATGCGTCTTTCCCTGCTGTTATGTCTTTCCATAGGACTGGTGCGTATGCAGTAAACTTTGGTTTATCAACAAGCAATGTGATGGAGTTAGGTGGCTGGTCTGCAGGAACCATCAAGTTTAGTGTGAACATGGTGAATGGCAATGTAACTGCTGTTGGTGCATTAAACGCTTACTCAATAAGTGGTAACTCAAATGTTGCTGGTACAGGAAACGCTTCTTACCATCCTTCGGGTGTTTATTCCACAGGTCCTAATTGGCTTTATGGGACTGTTTTAACCAATGGGTCCGATATAGGTTCTAGTTCACAATATGTTGGGTCAGTATATGCAAACAATTGGTTTAGGTCGTCAGGAACGAGTGGCTGGTATAGCCAAACTTATGGTGGCGGAATATACATGGAAGATACTACTTGGGTTAGGGTTTATAATAGTAAAAGGTTTTTTTCGCCTGGTGGGTATTCAGGGAATATCCAATACGGTAGTTATGGCAGTATGACGCTATATGGAACAAATAATGGTTATGCGGGTATTTCAACTCCTGATGTTACATCAGCAGTGATGTGGCAAAATGGTGTTTTTGGTGCTATTTTCGGTCATTACAAAAATGATAATGCGTGGAACTTTTATGTTGGAAACGGAACATTCACCCCATCAGACGCAAGATACAAACGTGACATTGAACCATTACAACACGGAATGAATTTCATACGAGAAATTGTGCCTGTCACTTACGACCCATTGACGGAAGATCCTAACGATGATCCTGAAACAACTTTTGGTAGAACCCATTACGGGTTTACAACACAAAACATTTTGCAGGCACTCACAAATGCTGGCGAGACAAGAGATGTTGCCTTAGTGGATATTGGCGGACCTGATAGTGCTAGTGCCATGAATAGCGATAGGCAATACTTAAACCATTCGGGACTTATCGCCCCTATGGTTAAAGCAATACAAGAGTTAGACGCACGACTACAACAATTGGAGACAGTATGAACGATCAATCACAGGTAGACGCAGGCAAAGTTATTGAATCTTTGCTACGACAAGTAGCGGAATATGCTCAGAAGGTTGCCTTGTTGGAGGCTTTTGTGGCTTCTGTGGATAAGGGTGAGGGTAACGAAAAGGGTGATTAGTGATGGCTTACACTGATATAGGTTTAAATTACGAACCGAGGAAGCGTTCCGCTGGCATGCAGCGTGACGCTTCTTTAGCGATGAACGCGTTCAGTCGTCTACTATCGCAGCAACGTGGCGCTCGTGACATTATGGCTACCGACAAGTCTGCTTCTAAAGGACTTGAAGGTTTTGGTGCTGGGTACGGTAAGCGTGGTTTGCGTAATAGTGGTATTTTTAAAGGTGCGGCTTCTGACTATTCGCAGAATTGGATGCAACAACGTAATGATCAGTTGGATGCTTTGCGTCAGCAGATGGCACAGTATGACTTGCAGGATACTCAGTCTCAGGCTGGGTATCAGAATACTTTGGCTGATATTGAATTGGAGAAGCAGCGTGACATTTTGTCTACGGCTGCTTCCTTACAGGGCTTACGCCCATTTTTAGGAGCGTGAGTCATGGCAAAAAGACAAGTTGGTAAGTATGTTCCGCCTGCAGGTAATCAGGCTGGTTTTCAACCTGGTTTTAGTGCTGCTGTTCAAACAGCTAAAACTAAGGCTCCTCAGAATCAACCTTTAAATCTTGATGCTTCTTTTAAAGATTTGGCCACTTTTTGGGGTCAAGGTTACGACCAGGGATTAAGAGGAGATGAGTTAAACTCTTTTGCCGAGCAAGCTTATAAGGGCATATATCCTAATGGTTATAAACCTCCTGTCAAACCGAAGCCTTCAACTTCGGGTGGTGGCACTATGACTACCCAATCAAACGCCCCCTTGATGTCGGCGCTCACACAGTACGCAACAGGCATGCAAGGTTCTGCTGTTAACCCCGCTATTAATGCGGGGTATGGCCAGTTATCTACTGATGCTCAGGCTCGTGCTAAAACACAGCAAGATGCTATTGACCAGTTCTATGGTGGTGCTGAAACACAACTTGGTGGTTTGAACAGCCAGGCTTTGGCCATGTTGCAGAACATGTATAATCAGACTACAGGAGAGATTGGTACTCAGGCTGAGGCTGGTCGTACAACGATTGATCAGACCACCCAACGAGCCTTGGAGGCTCTTGGTGGTCAATCTAACCCGTATGCGGGACTACAGATGGCTAACGTTGGTCCTGTGACTGATCCTATGGCCGCTTATAGTCAGGCTGTTGGTGCTCCTCAAGGTGGTATTCAAGCATTGCAAGATATGTTGCAGTCTCAAAATGCGACGACAAGTGGAGGGTTCAGTAATCTTGCTCAGTTGTTGGGTGCTTCGAATCAGGCGGCTCAGCAGTCTCGTATTGGTGATGTTAATGTGGCTCGTGCTGGCGCTCAGCAGGATTTGGCGGCTAATCAGCGTGCGGCTGGTTTGCAGGCGTTACAGCAGTCGCAGGCGGCTCAGCAGGCTCAGCAGGCTCAGTATGCTCAGCAGATGCTTGGTTTGGGTCAGGGTCGTTTGCAGGCTGGTATGGAGAATCAGGCTGGTTTGGGTGCTTTGTTGAATCAGTTGGGTCTTGGTCAGTTGCAAGGCAACTTGACTCAGCAGTCTAATACTCAGGGTCGCCAGGATACTTTGATGCAACAGTTGTTGGGTCTTGCTGGTCAGGGTGTTGATGTGTCGCAGATTATGGCTTTGCTTGGAGGTCAATGATGGCTGGGGAAAATATTAATGATCCTTTAAATTTGAATCAGTATGTTAATAATAGTGGTGGTAGCAGCGGTTCGGCTGCTAAGGATCTGAACTTTCAACAGGACTTACTGTCTTATTTGATGTCGGCGTCTACTGGTATTGGTACTGGTACTTATGATCCTATGTTGGCTGTGCCACCCGAGTATCTCCCTCCTGCTACTACTTATTTGGATTCGTTTGAACGTAGCCCTACACCAGTTTTGAGTGCTGTTGCTAAAAAGATTCGTGCTGGTCTTACTGATCCTGCTTCTGCTGTTGCTGAGATTGCTACAACTTTGGGTGTTACTGAAGATACTGCTCAAGCTGGTTTTGATATGAAAACTATCCGCGAGAATGTCGCGGCTATGTTTGCTGAAGTCACGAGTACCATTGAAGCGGAGAACAAGCATTTTGCTTCTGTTAAGGATTGGGAAACAACTAATCAGTATGGTAAGGCTGGCTTTAGTCAACCTTATGAGCAGTATACGATGGAAACGTTGCCGTTTTCTTCTGCTGTTCAAGATAAACAAACGCAGTTAGATTGGTTGCGTCGTGAATCTGAAATGAATCGTGAAAAGGTTCAACCTAAGTTTGAATCTGATTTCCAGGCTCTGTATGAGAAGATGATGACTGATTACGCGAAAACAAATACTTCTGCTGCACAGCAAGAAAAAATGGATGCTAATTTACCTAAGTACGATATGTATGGTGTCCAAACAGAAGATCCCAATGCTGATCCTAATCAGCAGGGATTTGTTGCGCCTAGTCCTTTTTATAATCCTATTCCTACTGACGCTACGACAGACTCTAGTGGTGCGGTTGTTGCGCCTATCGCAACTCAACCTTCTCAGAGTGCTAAAAATAAGCGTTTGATGGAGGATCAGCAGGGTCGTGCTGGTATTGCTTTGTCGTATAAAGCGGCTGAGCAAGCTCGCGCTAAGAACCCTTTGGATCAGAAAAAGAATGAGCGAGATAAGTTGACTCGCCAGTTAATGATCACTAAAATGGCGGAGTTGGCGGCCGCCCAGTATCTTGGGCGTACGCCGTTTAGCGACCAATTAAGCCAGCGTGCTTCCAGTCTTTAATACAGGTAACACCCACACCTATTAGTGATGGCTATTTATGATCCCCGCTTAGACCTTGCACGTTCAAAAGCAGAACGCGTTAAGTCTCCTTCTGTGCAAACACTTAAGAGTGTTATGCAACAACAGAGTTTGGGTATGGCGACGACAAACACGGGGCAGACAGACTGGTTCTCTGAGGCGGCTCAGAAAGCGGCTCCTGAACCTGGCGGTTGGAAGGGTGTCCTTCTTGACATTATGGATTCACCTCTCGGCAAGGTTGTCACTGAGGGTGGAAAGATCATTTCTATTCCTGGCAAGATTGTCACTTCGGGTATCCAAGAATTTACTGACATTTTTAATAATGATCCCAATGCCACAGTATCTTTCAATGATTTCACAAAACAAGTTAGTGACCCTACTTTTGGTTTCGGTAGTGTCATTGGTGATCTTACTGGTATTAAATGGATTGATCGTGGTTTAGGTTTCGCTGGTGATGTTCTTACCGACCCTTTGACTTATCTCACTTTGGGTGGTAGCAAAGCGATTGGTATGCTTGATGATGCTGGCCGTTTAATTTCTAAAGAGGCTGGCAAACGTATTGGTGCTCGCATTACTGGTGAGGGTGGACGTTTTGCTTTGGCTGAACGTTTAGCAAGTCTTGGTGCTTCGCCTCAAGTTCAAAAAGCTGCTATTCGTTATGGTCGTGCTGGCGTCAAAGATGTTGAGTTACTTTCTAAGGCTGGTGTTGACCGCGCAGGTTTGTATTTCATGGGTAAGCGTATCGCAGGTACGACTCGTGCTGGCGAGGTTTTAGAAAAAGGTTTTGCTGGAATGCGCATATGGTCAGGCGACCATATTTTTGGCAAGATTGGTGATGCTTTCACTCGTGCTGATGCTAATGAAGCGATTCTCGCTTTGCGTCGTGGTACTGCACCTGCTGACGAAATCGCAGAGTATTTGCATTTCGTTAACTCGCGTAACATTGAACGATCAGCAGAAGCGGCTGGTGCTCGTGAAGCAGGCCAAGCAGAAATAGATTTGCTAGGCACTATTTCTGAAGCGGATGTTAAAGCGGCTCGTAGCACAGCATACAAATATATTGAACAAGCAGAAACAGCCGTACCTGATGTGGCTAGTGCTGAAGGCCGTATTGTTGGACCTATCAAGCAGTGGTTCAAACAAATGCACGACAATGTTTACAAAGCCGCTAAGGCTGTTGATCCTGACGCTCCTGTCGGTGAGGTCGTAAACTATTTCCCTCACATTCATACTGATGATGCTTTTCGTTGGATGTCAGATCAAAGCAACGCTGTCGCTAATGCGACGCGTGGCGTTGTATACAATCCTCTTGACCCTGCTAGTGCTTGGAAGCACCGTATGGTTGCAGGCCAGGATTGGTTTGGTGAAGCGTTAACTGAAGAAGATATTCTTGGTGGTGTTGAACGACTTAACAAGTTGGCACGCGAACGTGGCAAGTTAACTTTTGATTTCTTTGAAACAGATCTTCCAACAGTCATGGACAAGTACACTAAAATGTACGGTGCTCAGATGGGCAAGATTGCTCGTAAACAATATTTGAAAGACAAAGGTGTTTTTCAAAAAGTTGAAGAACGTCTCATTGAAGATCCTGATTGGGTTAAAAGCGCAGAGAAAAGAATTGCTACTGTCACCAAGGAACGTGCTAAGGCTTTAGCCAAGGTCAATAAGAAACTTGGTGAAGCAACGAAGTCGCTTGACATTGTTTTAGAACAAGGCCTGAAAGACACTAGAGGCAGACTTACTGCCGCTTTGGCTGAGACAGATTTGTCTGCTCGTAATCAGTCGTGGGAAAGTAGTTGGGCTAGGAAGCAGTTGTTGGACACGCTTGAAGAAGCGCACATTGAACTCGCTCAACATCAGAATGCTTTGTCTGATCTTGCTGGTCGCACAGATGGTGTCGCCGCCGCATTGAACGCTCAGTACGCTGAGCATATGGCGGACATACAGAAATTGTGGGACGATGTTAACGCGGGTCTAGCCCGCGATGCCGAGATCACTGATCGTATTGCTAAGTTACAGAAAAACGTTGAACTTATTACTAAGACGGAAGAAAAAACTGTTAACCGTAGCAACATCATGCAATTTCGTACAGACGAAATTAAAGCTGGTGTTAAGATTAAAGGTCATCAGGATTTTGCGAATAGGGTTGAAAATATTTTGTTCGGACCTTCGCGTATGCAAGGTGTTTCTGAGAGTGTTATTTCGGGTCAGCGTGCTTTTCCAGGTCGTGGTGCTAACGAAGTTATTTCTCCTTTCCAAAGAGATCCTGCTTTATATAAGCAAGCACAGAGTCGTGTTAAAAGATTTTATAAAGGCGACGACAAGGGGCGGTCTGCTCTTTTAGTTAAGTTGGAGTATGAGCGTTTACATTACGATAAGTATGGTGCTACTCCTGCTGAGATTGCTCAACGTGAAGAAAGAATGTGGTTTGCTAAGCGTGACCAACCTTTCTTACCTCAAGATTTAGAAGTAAATCTTGCGGAAACTGGATATCCTGAGGGTCAAGGCATTAAGTATTTTGGTCCTGCTGAACCTATTGCTGGGACACCGAGTGTGTTCACTCCGCAGGAGTGGGCGATCATTAACGGCAATAATGTTATTGATAGGAAGCGTATTGTTGAGGCCGCTAAGCCTGAGAATATGCAAAGCATTATGTCTAAGGCTTTGCGTGGCGAGGCTTCTATGGAAGAGTTGCGTGCTGTTGGTGTTGCTTTCTTGGCTGGCAATAATGATTCGTTGACTGTTGAGACTCGTGATCGTCTTATCACTTTGTTGAATGAGGCTTCTAACTCTGTTACTTTGCAGAAGCAGTTGGATGATATTAAGCGTAACTCTCGTGGTGCTGTAAAACTTGACAGTGTTGTGAGCAACTATACTGCTGTTCAAAATAAAGTTGTTGCTGGTTTGCAACAGTATTTTGGTGCTAATACTATTTTGGATGACATTGTTAGAATGAACCCTGATCCTCAGGCTGTTGTTCCTATTGATTTGTTGTATAAGTTGAGTAATGATCATCCTGCTTTGGAAGCATATTTTTCTCGTTTCTTAAGCCAGGATCTTGATTATGAAGATTTAATGGGGGCATTTGAAGGTACTGGTCGCGCGCAACTTGCTGGTCAGGCCGCGTTTGATGCAGCCAATTTTGATGATGTTCCTACTATTACTTTTGGTCAACTTGAACAGGACTTGGGTCGTGTTGTCAAGAATCTTCCTGATGAAGAGTACGTTGTTCAAATAGATTTGAGTAAAGCCGCTAAGGCTGGTTTGCGTAATCAAGATTATAATCTTGAAAACAAAACAGTTAAACTCAGTAAGTTAATTAAAGATTACAAGAGCAACCTACCTGTTGAAAGTGACACTTTTGGCATTTTGCGTGAGGCTCATACCAATGAAAGATTAGATAACTTTATTTCTAGAGCAATTACTGGCAAAAAAGTTCTTACTGAAGATGAGTTGTTAAAACGAGAAAACGAACTCGCTACTGGTTCACGAGCCAAGGGTGCTCGTACTCGTCGTTACACTGGCGCGATGATTGAGGAAGCACCTGGAGATCCTGGTGGTCAGTCGCTTGCTCGTAGAATCCAAGATATTAAAAACATGTATAGCAGACTTGACTCTACCATTATAGACGTTGATGGACAGAAAGAAATCAATCGTATTAAACGATTGATTGCTAATGGTCAAGCAACTGAAGATGATTTGATCATTGTTCAAAATCAAGTAAACAGAAAGTTTTATGATGAAGTATTAAAGCCAATGGGCTTTGGCGCTGATGTCGCTGACTATCAGCAATCATTAAATAGTCTTGCTGAAATGCTTCCAATAATGCATTTCCAAATGGACATACAGCAACGCACCTCAGAAATGGTTGATCTATTTGCGGCTCAAGGAATCTTGCCTGGCAAAGATAACTTCTTAAACATTGTCAACAATGTTGCTAAACAACATTATGGTGATGTTGGACATGAGATGTCGTCGCTTCGTGTAGCAAGAATGAAGATCACTGATCTTATTGAAACTGTTAGTACTGGTGATTGGCAGGGACGCGAAGCGGAACTGTATGATCTCATTACTAAAGAGATTGCTTCTCCTGACTCTAAGAGTGCGGGTTGGGTTGATGCTATTAGTCGTGCTAACGGTCGTGCTGATGCCGACCGTTTGTATAAGCAGATGCAGGAACTAGGTGTTACTGGTACGAAGAGTGGTATACCTAATACGCGGGCTAAACTTGCTCAGAAATTAAAAGACAAAACTTTAAGTGAGGCTGAACGTGCCGCTATAACGGCACGTCTTAACTCTTTACCTACTGGCCCTGCCTTGAAAGCTATGCGTGACAAGTTTAAGAAAGAAATTCTTCGTCCTTGGTACTTGAAGAACGTTGACTCTACCGCTACTAAAGCCACATATCAGGAGATGGCCGCTGCTCTTAAGTCAATGACAACTTTAAAGACTGACGTTGGTCGTCTTGCCGAAGATGCTTCAGTTTCTAAAATGAAAACGTGGTTGGAAGAAACTTACTCTCGTTTGCTTTCTGCTGAAAAAACTGCTGGCAAGAACAGTGAATGGCTACGACAAGCACAGGACCCTTTCCTTGATTTAAACAAGTTCACTTTTGGTAAGGGCACTGAACAAGATTTGCCTAGTACATATATTAGAGCTTTGGATTATTCTGCTTCAAAACTTGAGATGATGTCGGATGAACTTGATGCAATGGTTGCTCGTGTTACTCGTAGGCAGGAAGCCTTGGAGGCTTCTATGCCCGAAGAGCAAGCCGCTATCTTGTTGGCTGAGCGTATGCAGTCAGGTAAAACTCGTGGTCAGATTCTGACCTCTCGTGTTACTAGTGTGTATGACGAGTTCAGTCCTATTATTAATGAGGAAGAGTTAGCGCAGTTGGAAATTATTCCTCCTGAGATTCTTGCTACTTTGCCTGATGAGGCGGCTCAAGCTAAATATATTAAGAAGGCTAAGGCTGATTATATTGCTAAGGCTGAACTTGTTTCTAAGGAATATTTGAAGCAAGAGGAGCGTGCGTTGCAGGCTCAACGTAGGGCTTTCCAAGCGTATGAAGAAGCCAAGAATACTAATGACTATATGGGTGCTTATGAACGTAAGCATTTAGATGATCTTCTGAGAGAGTTCGCTCCTTATTCGTTTGAGACTACTACTAGTTTGAAGTATCGTCGTCCTTCACATAAGATTGCGGCTGATTTGTTTGATCAGGGTACTCCTATTTTTACGATGAAGAGTTCTCATAGTGAGTATCAGTTGGTTGAGATTAAGAATCTTAAGGCTCAGCGCACTGCTCTTGAGCGTCAACTTTCTGATCTTACTAATACTTCAGGTCGTAACCGTATGGCTACTGAAGAAACTATTAACGCCAACATGGCTCAGAATGAGCAGTTGGCTAAAAAAGTTTCTTCTGAGTTAAACGCTATTAATAAGAAGTTGGAATCTTTAGAAGGCAATATTGTTCCTGATACTAAGAAGTTGCGTGATTTGCAACGAGAGTTAAGTGCTGCTGAATCTCGTTTTCGTAAAGTTGTTAATAATTCCAATACTTATAATTTGCCGTATGGTGACTTTATAGCAGATCCAGGTGCTATCAAGGAAATTGTTCCTCTTCAAACTTCTGTTGATTTAATTGTTGATGGCAATGTTGTTGGAAAAGTGAAGCCTAGCGAATTAGGCAAAGAATCTTTTGTTACTAATGCCGATTATGCTACGGCTTTATATCAGTATGAACGGAACTTATTGAATCCGCAGATTCAAGAAGTTCAAGCAAGTCTTGCCAAACGTGGCGGTTTAGATTCTCTTAATATTGTCAAGGCAAACAAACTATCTCGCATTAATGATATTTCTGAAATCAATGCTGGTGGAACATATTTTGTTGCTGGTGGCAATATTGGTGAAACAAATATTGATGAAGCAATTATTCAGATTGATGGTTTAATTAAACGACAGAATGCTTTGTTGAAGAAGCAGTCTGCTAAGAAGATCACTCCCGCTGAAACTACTGAACTTCAATCTATCTATGGTCAGATTGAACGTATTAATCGTGAAGTCCAGGGTGGCGTCAAGATTATTGAACGAGGACCTGAGCGTCCTCTTGTCGTTGATGGTAAAGAAGTTAGTTTTACTCCTGATGAGATGGCTGGTATTTTTGGTGATAATGCGGCTAGGCGTGTTGCTATTGAGGAAGAGATTAAGGCTGTTCAGTATCGTATTCCTCAGTCTGCAAAAAAATTAAGTCAACTTATTGACTCTTTTAATATTAAAGGTCTTAGAAAAAATATTCCTTTACGAGATAAACTTGTTGTTGCTCAGCGTTATTTAAATGGTGATGAGTCGGAATTAATTGCTTGGCAAAAACTTTCTAGTGATTTAAATGAACTACAACAGGCGCTACTGACCACTGATCCTATATACCGCAATGCGGGTCTACAAAAAATGACTCGCATCATCAAAGCCATCAAAGATGGCGATCTGACAATGGAAGAAGTCGTTGACGCTCTAGGATTCACATCAAGATCTAATGATAATGATGTTGTATCAATTGATAGCGCAACACGCAAAGCACGTCTTAAAGAACTAGATAAAGCATGGAATGGTTCCAAAGACGAGGCAGTGTTTAATCATGTCGCCGCACTTGCTGACGATAGCCACGTTGCTGACTACCATGTTTCAATTGGTAAAAGTGAGAAGGCTCGTGAACGAATTAACAATATTCGTTTAGAGATTGAAAAACTCAAAGGACAGTTTGATAAAGATAGCGACGCTCCCTTTGGGACTCGTCGCAGTATTGGCAAGGTCAGTGCAAAGATTAAAGAGTTAGAGGACACTAAACCTCAACTCATTCAGGATCTTATGCAGAAGGAAGGGCTGTCACGTCAAGCGGCGACAAGCCGTGTGGAGTCTGAGATCAGGGCTATTGCTGAAGAGGCGGGCCGTGTCGCTTTGAATGGTAAAGCCAAGAAGAAAGTCAATGTTAAAAGCAAGAGGTTTAAGAACTCTGTTCAGAAACTTGTTGATGAAGAAGGCATGGAGCCTTCGGAGGCTTTCAATGAGGCGTTTAGGCGTGCTCAGGCTTATGAAGTAGATACTGTTGCTGGTGCACAGTATCGTTACCGTTTGGTTCGTGATGACTTTGCCAAAGATCTTAAGGCTATTACTGATTCCACTAATGGTGAATATAATGCTTTGACTCGAATGGCAGACTTGCGTGAGCAAGGTATGACTTTTATTGAGGCTAAGAATGTTATTGTTGACGAGGTCGCCAAGTTGTATCCTAAGACTTGGGATGTTGCTTCGTCTGCTACCTCTGTAAAGAATCTGCGTGATATAGATTTCAATAAGTCACAGATTGGTTTCTTTGAACGTGTGCTTGCTGACGACGCTAACTTGGCGTTGTACTTCACTCGCATTGGTAAGAATGCTCGTGATGATATGAAGAAGCGTATTGACAATCTTACTGAGCAGGCGTTACCAATCAAGAAACAACTTGATGAGGTGAAAGCTGTTATCAAGTCCAAGGCTCATAAGGAAGCAAAGAAAGTTCTTGAAAAGAATGTTAAGACTACTGGGCAGAAGATTGCTAGTCTTGAACAAACGCTTCTTGAAATGGCTCAACAAGTTGACCTTGCACAGATTAACAAGATGACTGATGCGGCTCACCGCACACATGTCGTTGCCCCGTTGAAAGATAAGTTTGATGCGTTGCAACAACTTCTTGCTCGTTCACAAGCCCTTGGTAAGAGTAGTGATACTGCTGAAATCAAACGCTTGGAGTTTGATTCACTTGTGAATGATGCTGAAGAACTGCTTCGTGAGTACGGTCGTGTTGAAGATAGGACTAAGCCACGAGGTTCTGAGCGTGTCCGTGGCATAATGATTGATCGTTTTGAATACAAGAACACGAAAGAGTACGACGCGTTCTTGCGTGTCAAGGCAGACTACATCAACATGCATATGGATTATATGATGGGTCAGGATGTGGCTCGTAAAGCAATGTTTGCTTTAACTCATGATTTCTTTGATGAGAATCTTGGTGAGGAAATTTGGTTGGATATCAAGGATGGTTTCACAACGCTTGAAAAGTTTGGTATGCCAAACCTTCAAGCTCGTGAATCAATGATCCCGATCATTACCAACATGTCTCGTTTCCAACAACCCGAATTTGTTCGGGGGGTCAACAAGTTCCTTGGTTCATACACAGGTTTCTTTAAAGCGTACGCTTTGTCAACGCCTGGTTTCGTTGTGCGTAACGTCATGACTAACACGTTTAGTTTGTATGCGGCTGGTGCAGAAACCAAGAACCTTATGAAAGGTCTTGGTTTGTACCGAGGCTGGCAGGACGCGTTGAAGGCTGGCACAGCAAAAGCTTTTGTTGATTCTTTACCTGAAGAGGAAGCACGACTGTTTAATCTTGCTATATCTGCCGCTGATGCTACGGGCTATGGCCGTAGCGGTGAAGCGTTCGCTAACTGGAACCCTAAGCGTGCAACTCTTGCAAACAACAAGTACACACGTTTTTTCCGTAAGTACAATGAAACTGCTGAAGGTTCTTCACGTTTCATGCTTGCATACGACTCTGCTGTACAGGGCTACGACATGAACATGGCGGCTGCTCGTGTGAAGCGTTACTTGTTTGATTATGTGGATGTTGGTCGTGTTGATGAGTCATTGCGTGGCATTGTGCCGTTTTGGTTTTGGATGTCTCGTAACTTGCCGATGCAAACAATTAACAGGTTTGCTAACCCACGTCCGTATTTGTTGTACACGCACTTGATGCAGAACCTTGGTCAGGATTCTGAGGACGATGTTGTTCCTAAGTGGCTTCGTGAAAGTGGCGGAGTGAAGTTAGGTGGGGACACTTATTTGAACCTTGACCTTGGTTTTAATAAGATGAACGAACAGTTCGCTATGATTGCAGACCCGAAGCGTCTGCTTGGTTATGTGAACCCTGGTTTGCGTGTGCCATTAGAAGTGTTGGGTAATACGCATTTGAATACTGGTGTACCTTTCCGAGCAAAGGCTGAGGGTGCTATCGGTGGCCCTCTATCACCTGCTGTTGATGCTCTTGCTGCTTTCTTTGGTCAGCAACGACAGTTGGAGGATGGCAGTCAGGGTGTTACTCCTAAGATGAACTATGCGGCTAGTAACTTGTTCCCACCGCTTGGTCAGGCTGAGGGTGTTATGCCTTCAAGTGAACGTGGAATGGAAAATCAGACTAATAGGTTGATGGGTCTGTTTGGTATCCCGTTGACTACTGTTACTCCTGGTATGAAAGAGTCAGAGTTGAAACGTCAAAAGTTGGAGCAGAATGCTCTTCGTAATATTGCTAGTGGAGGTCAATGATGGGTTTATTTTTTAGAGGTCGTCCTTATACGGGTTGGAATGGCAACAGTAAAGGAAAGTTGAAAGGCACAGAAAAGTTTAAGGACTGGGTTGTGTTCTTAAACGGTGGCAAGATCAAGAATCTTGGGACGTGGAATGTGCGCCTGCAACGCGAGCATGCTAAGCCGAGCGTTCATGGTACTGGTCGTGCTATTGATTTGCGTTACGCCAACCGTGAGGACGGTTTGGCGTTAATGGATTTCTTGGTGCGTCATGCTGAAGCTTTTGGTTTGGAATACATTGGGGATTACCTCGGCGGACCTTTTGGGCGAGGCTGGCGTTGCGACCGCAACGGATGGGATGTATACAAGAAGTCCACGATTGGGACTGGCGGTTCTTGGATACATGTTGAACTCAGCCCCACAGTAGCCAACGACGCTGGCTATGTGGATGCTGTGTTTGCTTGCTTGCTTCAGCCAGTTAAATAACTATTCGTCTAACTGGAACTTTAAACTCTCTGCGATAGCGCCGACAACGAAGAGCATGTTCATGATTGACATCATGTCTCCTGTCATTGCTTCCTCGTAGGAATCTAGGAACTGCATCGCTCCTTCAAATGGGATCATTAGTTTGATCTCAAAGTAGGTGTCTGCTTCGTGTTCTACTTTTTCTGCCCGGGCTTGTAAGTCTGCAAGATCTTGTGGATCTATTGAGTTTAGGAATTCGTCACTCAACTTTTTCTCCTGTCTTGTAGCGTCGTGTTGGAGTTGAGTTGCGAATTGCGGGGATAGTTTTGTTTTTGACATCGTATATGCATGCGAGATGTGCTTTAGGCACTCCTTTGCGAACTGCTTCAAGAACGAGATCATCTAGCAACTCCTCAAGTAGTTTCAGGTTCTGCATCATTTTTGTCTTTCTCCATCTCGGCTTTGATACTGTCCGCAATGTGTCCAATGTAGTCAATGATGGTCTTGTCGTCGCGTCCTAGGTATATGGTGATTGCCATTCCAAGTGCGGCGATGTCAATGAATGTTAGTTCTTTGTCAGTCATTGGTGTTCTCCAGTTCAAGTTTAAATGTTCCGTTTTCTAACATCTTTGCAATTGATGCGTAACCAACAATGTCAGTCCAAGTATCAATGACTGATTCGTTATGTGGCTTAGAGCCACGCTTCTCCAACGAAACCAGTCGTGCAATCTTATCTGAGATGCGGATACATAATCCAAGTAAACCGAATCCTAGAATGTTGTTGTGACCGTAGTCGTGTTGTTTCTTGACAAGCAAATCAATGGTTGCGTGTAGATCCCACGCACCAATTGATTTCAGGTGTGATGTTGCTAGGCGACCGAGGTCGTTGACGTCCATGAATGTTGCTTCTTCGTACACGAGGTCACGGGAATAGTTCCACATGTTCTGAACATACTTGTCTAGTTCGCTGATTTCAACTTTACGTTTCTCTGAAACGTTGTGAAAGTTTAGGACTACTGATGACACTGCTTCGTTCCAATTGGAAAACATGTTGTACCTTTCGTTTAAGACTTTGTTGGTTGATAGTAGATTGCGTAATTCTTCCATTGCTTTATTAGACAGACGCCAAGCGTGAGGTTTACTCACGCCAAGGCGTCCACCAAGTTCACTGAATGGAATACGTTCATAAAAAATAGCTTCAATACAGAACTTTGATTGCGGTGACAGTTGCTCAATTGCTTCTATGACAGCGTGGATATGATCAGTGTCCTGCAGGTCGGGTGCTTCTCCGAATTGCAGTAACCAATCTCCATCTGTAATCGGTGTAGATGCGAATAGATCAAGGTTGTATGTCATGCTTAATCGGTTCTGTAGGGAAGTAGTTGATGTGTAAAGCAAAGTAAGGTTTGTTGTTGTCAGGGAATCTTGCGACTTCACCAAACTTATGAAAGGCTTTAATCCAATCATTGAGTGGTGCTACCCAATAACGTTTCTTACTTGAATCCCAAATCCACAAGTTCACTGGCCCGACTGCTTGCCATACTGACATTGATGTCAGTTTGTCAAAGCGTGTCTTGAGTAGGCTGTCTCCTCGTGATGCACAACCCATGACTTCATACAGCCCGTCAGGGAGCATGTAGTCGGGGGCGTACCGCATGGTGTCACGCATGCCTCGTGTGTCAAACGAGGGTCGTAACATTCCTAGTCGGTGTGCTTCGGGGTGGACTGATTCAAACGCTGTTTCGGCGGTGTCGCCCATCGTTTTAATTCGTGATGACCAAGGCTGATTTTTGTAAGTGCTCATGCTTTTATCGCCACAATCTTTACGACTTGTTTGTCGTCTAACCATGCTACACCATTCAAACCATCAAGAACCGTTTTGACATAGTTATCTATGTCGCCACGCAAAGATGATTTGGTTTCAATGTCCACACGTTCTACGATGACCGCAGTTCCTTCATTGTCTACGACAATGTGGACTGCGACTTCACCGTGAAACACAGGCCCATCCCATGCTTGCGCTACTTTCTTTTCAGCGTCAACAGTTTTGGCTGGTGTGTACATGAACGCTTTACCGTTCCTGGCTGTTGCTCGTGGACGTTCCTTTGGGTGTGGTCGTCCCTCTATGTAGATTGAATGTGACCGTACGCTCGTACCAGTAACTTCTGAAGTTCCAGTATCCCCGCTTCGCC